GTTTAGTAGTATACGATGAAGACGGAAATGTATTGAGTGACGCAATGTACCCAAGCGTACAAGACCAAGACATAACGGTTACTATACCACCATGTGAGGATGCAACCTACGATGTTTATAACTCCGTACCTACGTTATTATTTAGCGGAACTATCCCAAGCGGTGACAACGAAATAATTACTGCACCTGACGCAACGCTACATTTGAGAAAAGTTGGCAACGGCACAATACACGTTGAAGCCGTCCCGAGTGGAGTAACTGAAAACTACATTGTAGCGGACAACGATATAACAGTTAACCAAGTTAACCCGTTTTCAATTCACGCTACCGACCCGTTAAACATACGACTACACAACCAAAGCGGTGGCGACATTGTGCCGCAGTCGGTAGTTTACCAAGGTAACTCGAACCACGTTACAATCACGGTTAACACTTCGTCTTTTTCGCCCGTTGGTGCAACCTTAATGAAGACGGGACAAACAACCTCTTACCGCACTGGAGACGATGGAGACATTGAAGCGGGACGGGCTACTTCGTTCACAGTACTTGCGTCAAATAATCCATTTGGAAACACGAACCGATTTACGGACGAGTTAGGCGGTCAAACGTACACGAAAAACATTGTCATTGATTGGTCAACTTATAACGGCTCAAATGTACTCGGCTATTATAGAACAGTTAGTGCTACAAATATAACTTGGAATGCTGCCATTGATGCCGCACTTGCTTTGTCAATTACTGGTTTCACAACTGGATGGAGATTGCCTAACAAAAAAGAATACGAAAACATTTTTAACTATTCCCTTTCCTTTGGTATAAGCTATTCACCTTTCAACTTTCCAAACGCTCAAATTTGGACTTCAACAACCTATCAAGCGGCAACTACTTTAGCCTATATACACGTAGGCTCATGGATAAATTTGGGTGGTAAAACGGGCGCAGATGGCAGATGGATAGCGTGCAGAACATTCACAGTAACAGGAACAACTTTATCTTAAAAATATGACTTATAAATTCCCACAATTTAACGTAGAAATCGTTGACCCAAGAATTGAGGTTCTTGTTATTCACGACACAATAGCAAAACGGACTTGCAGCGTTGACGTTCTTTTAACTACGGAAACGGCTAACTTTGGCTTATCCTTAGACGGCTTTACTTACGTTAATGACTGGAACGACGAGGAAGTTGAAGTTTGGACTATGGTCGAACTTTCAAAGTACGCGGTGTGAAGTATTTAATTCCTGCACTCGTAGCGGTTTATTCGTTCTTTGCGCCTATTCAGGTTATTGTTTTAGTCATCGGACTTGCTATTTTTACGGACACTATTGTAGCCGTTCGTTTAACTACGGAAAAGTTTAGTAGTAGGAGATTAAGACAAGGGTTAGTTGGTAAGATGATTACCTACCAAAGCGCGGTTATTCTTTTCTTCCTCATCGATTACGCAATGGTTAACGAAATGGTGAAAACCGTCTTTTCAGTTGACTATACACTAACTAAATTAGTCGGTTTGTTCCTTGCGTCTATTGAGGTAGTCAGCATTGACGAGAAAATCAGAGTAAAGTACGGAGATGACAAAGGTTTTATTGCACGTTTCAAGTCGTTTATTAAGAAAGCCAAAGCAATCAAAGACAGTTTTTAATATGTTATTCCGTATAATTTACACACTTAAAACACTTATATATGTTATTGCGTATAATGTTTGCCCTATGTTTAACCTCATGCTCGGTTAATTACCACCTAAACAAAGCAATTAAAAAGGGTTATCGGTGCGACACGGTGAGCGACACCATCCGAATAACAAAAGTAGATAGTTTCCTTGTATGGAAACACGACACCACTTATTGGGTGAAGGTAGTAACCTCAAAAGATACTATAATCTATTATAAGACTTCCTACATACCAAAAACACGCTATGAAGTTAGATTCGATTACAAGCGTTTTAACGACTCTTTGCACTCAATTCGATTAATGTATAAGGACTCACTACGTAATGCGCTTAAAACGGCTAAAAACGAGGTTAAACGTGAACGAGTAGTGCAACGCAACAAGCCCGTAAGACAATTTAAACAACTATTTGTGATTTTAGGGTTTATCCTAACTTTATTTTTTCTATTTATTGTGTTTAGAAAACGTGTACTTTAGTCAAAAAAACCTTATGAACTTAGAAACGTACATTAAATTTATTAAGAAGTGGGAAGGCGGCTTAAGCGGTGACCCCTCGGACTCGTGTTCTGCTATGTATTGCCCGGTACTAAAAGACGGAAAAAAGTACCATACAAACATGGGGATATGTTACTCGTCTTGGGTAGGAATGTTTGGTCACTCTAACAACGTCCGCTTCCTAAATATGAATAGTGAAGACTGGTTTTCAATTTTCCGTAAGGGCTATTGGGACAAGTGCCGCGCAGACGAGTTTAAGTGTTTTTCCATCGGAGTAATCGTAACGGGTATGGCTTGGGGCTCAGGACAACACCGGGCTATTATAACCCTTCAACAAGCACTAAACAATTTAGGTAAACACGTAGTTGTTGACGGGGATATCGGACTTAAAACTTTAGCGGCTGCCAATGAGTTAGACGACCAAATTTTATTTGACGAACTTATACGACTTAGACACGCTTTCTTTATTGCCATTAGTAAGCCCGGAATGAAAAACGCTAAATACCGAAAAGGTTGGTTAAATAGATTAACCGACTACACCAAAACGTTCAGACCTTGACCCGCAAAAGACTGTTTTTCGACATTGAAACTTCGCCAAATATCGTTACTTCGTGGCGGGTTGGCTACAATCTAAACCTAAGCCCCGACAATATAATAAAGGAACGTGCTATTATCTGCGTTTGTTGGAAGTGGGAAGGAGAAGACGAAGTACACTCGTTAACTTGGGATAAACACCAAGACGATAAAAAGCTACTTGAAAAGTTTATCAAAGAACTCAACAAAGCCGACGAAATAATTGGTCACAACGGAGACCGCTTCGACATTAAATGGTTACGCACACGCTGCATTTACCACAACGTTGACATGTTTCCTACATACCGCACCATTGACACGCTTAAATTCGCTAAAAGTGGGTTCTACTTTAACTCTAATAAACTTGATTATATAAGTAAGTTTCTCGGAGTGGGTGCAAAGTCGGACACTGGAGGTTTTCAAACTTGGAAGGATATACTATTTGATAAAAGCGAAACGGCACTTGAACACATGGTGGACTATTGTAAAAACGATGTCGTAATTTTAGAAAAGGTTTACGACAAACTTCGTCCTTATTCTAAACACAAAGTCAACTACGCTACTTTACGAGGTGGTGACCGTTGGAACTGCCCGAACTGCGGCACGGAGGAGGTTAAACTTCGCAAGACTTACACGACTGCGGCAGGAACAATTATGCACTCGTTAGCTTGTAAGAAAGGTTGCCGTTCGGTTTACTCAGTTAACAATAAAGTTTACATGGATTGGCTCAAACACAAAATGATAAACAATATTTAGTATATTTGCCTACTTCTTTTTTTCATGTTAGGTTTAAGGCATCCCTTCGGGGGTGCTTTTTTTTTGTCACACATTTTATAAGAATTGTGACAAGACCCCCCAAGTTACCCCCCAAGTTACCCCCCAAGTGTTAAAATTTCGTCACACATTTAATCTAAGTTTGTGACAAATGTCCAGTTTTTTAAGCATTGAACTTGACAAAATGCCTATTCCATGAATTTTTATTTTACGCTGAAACCCTTACTACCATTGACTTTAAAAATAAACTTTAATTTATTTTGTTAAAAAAGTGTTTAAAAGATTGCGTATTAAAAATAATGCAGTACATTTGTAATGTCAATAAGGCACAAAACTAATAACCAAAACATGAAAAACTTAATTCTTTACTTCACACCACGCAACTCAGACGAGCGTAACGCTTTAGGCGGTCTTTTCGTCGGCATCTTAATCATTTTATTAATCATCACTTTAATACCTTAAACTATGTCAGCATACGAATTTAAACAACAAGTAATTATCGAACAGAAGAACGATAAAATTGAAGCACTTATTGAGGGCTACAAAGAAATAATGAGACAACTAAACCACAACCAAAAGTTCGCAAAGACGGACGCAGAAAAAACCGCTTACTTCACAGCTCGTAATATAGTCGAAGAAACAATGATTGAGATAGCAGACATTAACGTAACCGATATTTGATATGTACGAAGAAGTAATTACACGTTGCGACTATTGCAACGGCACAGGCGTAGGAGAATACGTTAGTGAGTATGGACCATTTGGCTATGACGTTTTAGAAACCTGCCACGAGTGCGAAGGTGACGGAATGATAACTAAACTTGTTGAATATGAAGAAGAACAAGATTAAGTGCAATATAACGCACTTTCAGGAGCAATTAAAACGACAGTTGGCAATAACCCACGGAGACCGAAAGAACTGGTGGACAAACTACAACGCAGAATTAGTGAACCGAATTTCAGAAATTAAAAAAGCGACTTTATGAAATGGAAAGTAACATACAAGGGCTACGCACACAAAACTTGGATTGAAATGTACAAGATAGTAACAGCCAACAGCAAAGAAGACGCAATCAAAAAAGCCGACCTTTGGGAAGGTGTAATTTTAAAAGTTGAGATGATATGACACCAGTAGAAACAGCCTTAAACTTAGTAGAAAAGTTTTATGCAATTGAGGATAGCAAAGAAAATGATGAAGCGTGGATGGATTGGTATTTAGCTATACGTTGCGCTCAGGTTGCAGTTGAATTTGCAATTGAATTTGCAGGTGGAGATATGAATGAGCAGTTTGACAAGATTTTGTATTTAGTTGATGTAAAACACGAAATAGAAAAACTATGACCAACGACATTAAACTAATAGCAGCGACCTCAATCCTTCCGGTACTTGCCGACTTCCTCGAAGACCTGAACGAAGACAAAGCGTTCAGGACCGATATGAAAATAGCAACGTTAAACCTTATCGGACAAATACGGAAACTCGATGAGAGGATAATGAAGAACGCAAGTAACGAGACAAGCGAACAACAAGTGAACATACAAATAGCATTTAGACAATGGATAAAATCGGCACAACCTACGGACGAAAACTAAGCTACATAAAGAAGAAACTACCTAAGCGGAACTTTTACACTATGCACGAGTTTTATTTGATTTGTCCGTACTCACACGAGGAGTTGAAGATACCTAACCGAAGCCGAGACATTATGCAATGGAGGCAGTTAGGAATGGTTTGGTCGTGTTTATCAGGCAACTCACTTGTTGAGTCGGGTCGTATGTTCGGCAAAGACCACGCAACGGTTGTTTACTCGCAGGAAATGATTGTCTACGCATTAGACGGCTTTCACCCACTACTCAACGAGAAGCTTCAAGACGTACTGGAGTGCATCGAAATAGCCCAAACCGAAGCGAAGGACTTTAATACGTCGTTGATAATCTCGAGTAGGCACATTGAAAGATTGTTAAAAACTAAATACGAAAGAATTAACCGCATTTAGGATATAGTACTTAATTTAGTAGACACAAGTTCACATCCTACATTATATGAACTTTAAAGGCGTTATTAGCCCTTGCAATGAATGACAGGTAGGATGGTCAGGATTTGTGAGGGTTTTTTGTTTAACTTAAATTTAAATGTCATGAATGACAAATTAAAAGAAACGTTTGCCAATTACGAAAATTCGGCATTTTTTATTGACTGTTGCATTGAAGGGTTAACCAAAGCAGGAGTAAAAGAAAAACAAATTAAGTGGTTTATTAATAACCATTTTCAAACACAAAGAGAATGGGACTACGGCGCAGTAAGAAGAAACATTGCACACTGGAACAATGTAAGTTTTGATAAACTAAACAACTACGACTTCTTAAATTATAAGCACACAACGCACACGGTAAGCAATTATAAAATTGTAGCCAAGACGATGGAACAATATTTAAACATTGAACTATGAGAAAGGCATTTAATTTTTACCGAAGTTATTACGACGTAGCTAAAGAACTATCCAAGAAAGATAGGGAAGAATTTTTAATGGCAATACTTCAAAAGCAATTTGAAGGGATTGAACCTAAACTGGAAGGGATGGCAAAGTTTGCTTACCTTTCACAACAGCACTCAATAGACTCGCAAGTAAAGGGTTACGAAGACAAAACTAAAGAGAAATTAACACCTATTGAAGGGGGTTCGGTAGGGGGTATTGAAGGGGGTTCGGTACAAGAGAAAGAGAAAGGGAAAGAGAAAGGGGAAGTACAAGTAACGTATTACCGTACTTTTGGTAAACTTAAATTAACGGATGAAGAATTTAAGTCGTTAAATATTGACTACCATAAAAACCAAATTGACGACGTACTCGACCAAATACAGAATTATAAAAACAATAAAAACTATGTTTCGTTATATTTAACCGCTAAGAATTGGTTAAAAAAGGACAATCATAAGCAGCAGGACGCAAAAGTCAGCAATGACCCTTTAGTATTAGAAATGGAACGACAATTTAAAATGTATGGTCTTAAGTAAAGGAAGCGCAAAGGATTATCTCCACGACTACCGAGACGGGAAGATAGCTAAAGGACTCGGTATAAACTGCGACTTTGACGAGTCACTGAGATTTAAGTATGGGCAGTACGTTGGCATCTTAGGAGCGGACAACGTAGGAAAAACATACTTTATGACTTGGTATATGTTAGCACTAACAACGAACCACGGGTTAAAGTGGGGTATTTGGATGGACGAAAACTCGAAAGGTCAAGTTTTAAGAGACTTAATACAAATGTACTCAGGTGTGCCGTTTAAGAAGTTAACCCACGCAGAAATTGACGCACATAGCGACTACTTGGAAGAGTATTTTTTCTTCGTAGACAACAAGCTACAATACACACCCGAAAATTTGCTTTTGCAGTTTGAACAAATACCTGCGGATGGATATTTTATCGACCCATTTAACCAATTAGACCACGACATGAACTACGAGAGTAACATTAAATTTATTCGTGGACTGAAAAGGTGGTGTAAGAATAACAAAAAGACGGTATATTTATCCATGCACCCCGTAACAGCGTCAGGAAGGAAGTCAATGGAATACCCAATAGGTCATGAATGGGAAGGTCAGCCAATGGTACCTAACAAATCAATGGCAGAAGGTGGTAAATTATTCGCAAATATGTGTGACGACTGGGTAAACGTTCACCGCCTTACAAAATTGGAGTCTATGCAGTTCTTCACGCTTATTGACATTGATAAGATTAAGGACAAAGACACGGGAGGGGCGCAAACGATGAGCAACAAACCTTTACAATTCTATTACAATCATGGCTTAGGGTTTTTATTCAATGGAGTTGACCCGATTAAGCGACAAAAACAAGAACCAAAAAACAATTACATTAACGATTTACCTTTTTAATTATGAAGAAAAAGAAAAATTTACTTGTCTCATTTAGTGGAGGAGAAACTTCTGCTTATATGGCGCATTATTTATGGAATAATTTTCAAAGAGAATACAATATGGTATTTGTCTTTGCCAATACTGGAGACGAAGAAGAAGAAACGTATAAGTTCATTTATAGATTCGAACAATCCTTCAATATCAAAATTCATTGGATAGAAGCTAAAGTCAATGAACAAGGTGTATCTTCAAGTTATATAGAAAAAGATTATTATAATGCCTCAAGAAATAGAGAACCATTTGAAAATGTAATTGCTAAATACGGAATCCCAAACCAAAATTTTCCTCATTGTAATAGAGAGATGAAACTTAATCCGATTCACTCATTTTGTAAAGATTATTTTAAGGGAGAAGATTATTACACAGCTATTGGAATTAGATATGATGAGATTGACCGAATCTCAAAGCATAGAAAAAAGAATAAAATAATATATCCTTTTATACAATTTACTCAAATGACAAAAGCACACATTTCTGCTTGGTGGGATAATCAAGAATTTAGGTTAAACTTAAAATCTTACCAAACTAATTGCAGAACTTGTTGGAAAAAATCTTATGCTGTTTTAGCGCAAATTTATAAAGAGAATCCTTCGTATTTTGAATTTAACAAAAGAATGGAAGAAATGTACGGAGAAGGTAAATACGTTTTTTTTAGAAGGGGATTATCTACTATTGATTTAATAGAACTTCTTAAAAACATTAATTCTCCAGTAATGGACAAGCACAAAGTTATCAATTATCAATTATCAATGTTTGAGACGGAATCTTGTGACATTTATACTAACTGTTCAGATAATTAAATATGAAAGACTTGGACATTTTAACCGCACAAATAAACCTGCAAACTCTTGACAAGGCTTTGACGTTGAGCATTGATGACTTGAAAGCAAAGCACTCGCACCGGGTAGACTTAATTAACCCGATGGAAACACGGCAAATGGAACTCAAAGAAGCCATGCTCACATTTTACCGAGTATGCGAAGACCACAAGCAAGTGATTAAAAAGGTTTATGCGCTGCATGAAGAGAACTTGAGACTGAAGACTGAAAACACGGAACTAAAAAAGTTTATATGAAGTCATGTAAAAAATGCGGTGAAATCTTTACACCATACCGAACAACTGACAAGCACTGTTATATCTGTACAAAGACGGAACAAGCGTTAAAGAACCTTGCCAAAATGAAAAGGGACAAGGTCAAGAAGCAAAAGGAAGACCTACTAACTACGTCGGACTACCTTAAACTTGCCCAACAAGTGTTTAACAAGTGGATAAGATTACGGGACGAAGGTGAAAACTGCATAAGTTGTGGAAAAACAATAAACGGAGTAAGACACGCAAGTCATTTTATGAGCGCAGGGGGACATTCTGCGGTTCGTTTCCATCCAGATAATGTTTGGGTATCGTGTTACAAGTGTAACGTTATGCTTTCAGGAAATGGACTTGAATATCGGAAACGGTTAATTGATAAAATCGGAGTGTACCGGGTGGAATGGTTAGAACAAAACGGGCACCAAGTCAAGAAATGGACTAAGCAAGAATTAAAAGAATTGATTTCAGTATATAAAAACAAGATTAAAGATGGAATTTAACAACGACTTCCGTTATGATTTACAAGTAGGTCAAGTGTATGAACAAGCCTTCGCTAAATTACTCGGTAGCAAAATAGAAATAAAACGCGACTTTCGATGTTTAGAAACGGGCAATATATTTATCGAATATGAGTCACGAAATAAAAAAAGCGGTATAGCATCCACCGAAGCGGACTACTGGTGTTATTGGTTAAGTGATGACCATTGTATATTTATAAAAACGGAAGCGTTGAAGACACTTTGTCGGGCTTACATAAACACGAACCGAGACATTTTAGGCGGTGACATGAACACAAGCAAGGGAATTTTACTCCCATTAAACGACCTGCTAAATAAAAATTTACCTTAATGTGTTGTGTATTAAAAATAAAGCGTATATTTGAAGACCAAACACAACAAAAGAAGTATGAAAAACATGAGTACACTTGCAGAATTAGACGCTAAAATGATTAAAATAGCGGCTTCCGTTAACATGACAGTTGAGCAGTTTCGTAAATTGTCACCTAAGAAATTTATTGCTATCTGCAACCAATACAACGCAACCAAATAAATAAACCATATGAAAAAAGAAGAAGTAAAAGTTGAAGAACTGGTTAAGGTCACGGGACTTTATCCAAAACTACACGCAGCCAAGCAGAAAATTGGTAAGGTCGTGAAGAACAGCACTAACCCGCACTTTAAAAACAAGTACGCAGACATTAACGGGTTAATTGAAACAGTTGAACCAGTGCTTTTAGAACACGGATTACTACTTATCCAACCTATTGAAGGCGGTTTAGTCAGTACGTTAATCATTGACATTGAGACGGGGCAGTCGGTTGTTTCAAGTATGCGACTTCCCGAAATCCAAGACCCTCAAAAGATTGGTTCTGCGGTGACTTACTACCGACGTTATACCTTGCAGTCTTTGTTGAGTTTACAAGCGGAAGATGACGATGCTAATAGCGCAAGCGCAACGGTCAAAAACACGAAGCCAACTATTACGCAAGAACGTTTCGAGAATGGACTAACACAAATTGCCGAAGGTAAGCTAACCCCCGAAGCGTTTAAGAAGGCACTAAGCGGCTTTCAATTGACGGACTTACAAACTAAATCATTGCTACTACTATGAAAATTCGCTGCAGCTCGTTAGGTAAGATAATGACTTCCCCCCGTACAAAGGGGGAGGTCTTGTCTCAAACCGCAAAGACGTACATTAAAGAACTGGTAATCGAAGAAACTTTAGGGATTAAGAAGGAGTTTTCAAGTCGTTACACTGACAAGGGGAACATTCAGGAAGATACAGCTATTGAGATGGCAAGTAAAGTTTTGAGTTTGCCTTTTGCGCTCAAAAACACGGAATACTTTGAAAACGAATTTATCAAAGGGACGCCCGATTTAATACTTGAGGACGAAATCGTAGACATTAAATGTTCTTGGGACGGCACTACCTTCCCTTGGTTTGAAGACGAACTACCGAATAAGGATTACTATTGGCAAATGGTCGGGTACTGTTGGTTGACAAACAAGAAACGAGCAAGAATTGTTTACTGCCTTGTTGACACGCCCGAAGACATTGTGCAAGACGAGATTAGACGCACTTCGTGGAAGAAATTTGAGATAGATGTGACGGAAGAAACGGAAACGGAAGTCCGAGCGAAACACGAATTTAGCCATATAAGCGAAAATAAGCGCATTAGAACGTACTTAGTGGAGTTGAACGAGTCTAACGTTGACCAAATCAAAGAACGTATCTTAGAAGCAAGAAAATACTACGACGAATTAATAGAAAGATTGTAAACCAAAAGTGCATTATAACGCACAAAACACGTACAAAAAGTAATTTTAAAGACACGTTATGAAAGTAGATAGAATAGTAATCCAAGTACTTAACCAAATAGCCGACCGAAGCGAGAAGGGGCTTGAAAAATACGGAACGAATTTAGAACGCACCGATTTAGAGACCTTAGATTGGTTACAACACGCACAGGAGGAAGCAATGGACTTGTGTCTATATTTAGAACGAATTAAAGAGCAAATCAAAAACAAACAGTTATGAAAAAACAAACAGCCGTTGAATGGCTTGTAGAGCAAATCAAAAGTGATAGTGATATTATTTTTTGTTATGACAAAAATGTGCATCCATTTGACAAATATGTAGAGATAGCCAAAGCAATGGA